ACGCCGGACGCGGCGGCGTTGCCCATCCAACCGGACGCAGCGGCGTTGCCCCTCTCACCGGACGCGGCGGCGTTGCCACTCTCACCGGACGCGCGATCTTCTACGGCATTTTCGCACCGGTCAAAAACAAACTTTACCCCCGCGTTGATAACGCCTTTCAGACCGATTTCTGCGCCGATTTTGATATGCTTGCCGCAAATCTTACTATCACCATTGTTGCGCTGGCCGTTGTCCTCCAATTCCACCTCGCAGTAGCGGCTCTCGCCCGGGTGGTAGTACCGCAGCGTGTCCAGCGCGTTCTCGCAAGCGTGGAATCCATTGTTGCAAAGCGATGCCTCCTCCTCGGTATACTCGCCGCCAATCTCGTACTGGAAATCGCGGCACTTCAAATTCTTGTCGAATCCTTTGTATGCTTTCATCTATTTTCCTCCTCGATCATTTCTTGTTGCCGGGCCTGTCCAGCTTGCCCACCAGCGCCATAAACAGGTAGCTGATGGTGCCCGCGCCGATGATGGCCAGCGTCAATGTGTAACCATCCATGTTTACTCCTCCCGCTCCGCAATCCACTTGTCCAGCAGATTGGGGAAAATCTGAAAAACACGCCGTTTCCCTCCGATAACGCACAGACCAAAAGGATACACACCCTGTTCAATCCCGTTTGACAGCGTGTCTTGCGAAATGCTCAGTCCATGCGCCCGAAGATGCTCCATGCACTCTTGCAGCGACATCGTCTTAATCATCGTTCCTCCTTATTCGCCGCCCGGATAGCTTCCGCAGCAGCCTTGATTTCCTCCTCCGACACGCCGTACATTTTTGCCATTTTCTTGTAATACTTCCGTGCCGGCGCCCAGTCTCCGTACTCCCAGTGTCTTACGCAGGACTGGTCAACAAACAGTTTCTTGCCTACCTGTGTGCAGGAAAGATTTGCTCTATCCCGCATTTCTCTCAATGTCAAATTGCATTCCCTCCTTATATGTGAGATTTCATTGACTGCGGCGGGGCGTTCGTGCTATAATCGCCTTGCAGGAGTTCAAAGACAGCGATTCTTGCTGTTAAATCCCCTCCCTGCCCGGTGCGGAGGTGGGGAGGGGAAACTCCTGCACCACGCCTCGTGTTACCGCACGGGGCGGTTTTTCTATCCCCGCCGCAGTCAACGCCCACCGAAAACTCATATTCATGAGTTTTCACACTTGACACTCCACAAAAACTGCGGTACAATACCTTCGCCAAAAGAAATTGTTAAAAGCCGCTTTCGTGGGGGCTGGTGTTTTTGTACCCTTTTTCGGTGGGCCTGATATAAAGATACCTCATAATTTGGAGTTATGCAAGCCTTTTTTAACTCTTTTTTTGGAGTTTGTTAATTCTCACAAATTGGAGGGCGCTTTTTTGTTTAGATATGACAGGCTTGAAGAACTTATAAAAGGAAGCGGGAAATCGAAAATATATCTTTGCAAAAAGATGAATCTCGGACCGACATATTTGCGGGACGCAAAAAAGCAAAATTCGAACATCAAAGATGAACCGCTCCGAATACTGGCGGAGGAACTCGGCACAACGCCGGAATATTTGCGGGGCGAAACGGATGACCCAAGCATAAAAAAAGCCCCCGGCATAAATGCCGAGGGATTCGTGCCGACTATGAAGGATTGGGAAGAACAGGCCGAAAACTGGACGGATGACCAAATTCTTCAAGCGATGCAGAAGCTTGTGGAGATTCAGCAGAGGAGGCGCAGCGATGGGCGTTGAGCTGACAAGGAGTGCAAAAAAGGCGCTGGCAGCTCTCTACACGCATTACTGCCAGCGCCGGGCATACGGGCAGTCGAAGCAAAACTCCACATTCTTCATGCCGATTCCAGAAGCAATAAAGGATGGGTTACAGGAGATTTGCGCTGCCGGATATGCCGAGTATTCGCCTTTTGGTGGTGTTATCCTGATGGATGCGGGCATTGCCTACATGGACCAGAAAGACCCGGAAACCGTCCTCATGTGGGATTTACATGACGGACAGGTCATAACCTAACTTGTTTTTCACAAATGCGGCGAAGTCACTGGCTTTATACAGGTTAGGCGTAAGCAGTGCGTTAGACACGCTGAGCCGGACACCGCACATATCGCATTTGAAATCAACCTTATCTCCGATAAGCGGTGTTCCATTTACGAGGACAAATGTCTTTTCGCCGTCAGATGCAATCAGGACTTTTGCGTTTGATAATTCCATTTTCTTCAAGCTCCTTCCATAGTTCGACTTTTTCTTTTTCCGTCAGTGTGCGCAAGGCGGACATAAAATCCGCTTTGGCGTACACGGGATGCTCTTTTCTAATTATACCATATTTCTCTGCGATTGCAAACATCCGTTCTATTCCTCCACAATAAGTGTTTTCACCTATACCACCAAACACGGTGTTTGTTGCACACTTTTGTGCAACAAAATCGTAGAAAATAGAAATTTTGTTCTACCCTCCCCATCCCCGCACCGGACGGGGAGGGTATTGCCCACGAATCACCTAACGGTTTATCGTTTGCGCCTATACCATATCAAAAACAAATCGGGCGGTGCAATCCCGAAAAAGGCAATATCCCCAAATTTGGGGTTTGCAAAATAATGCGGGCTATGCCCGAAAAAGGGGAAGAAGGCAATAAAACATGGAGAAATCGTTGCAGGACACTTGTCGGGACGCAAAACTGGAACAGCACATCACGGCGCAGGAGATAGCAGACCAATCCGGTGTGCCTTTGTCCAGCGTCAACAACTTTTTCGCATCCACATCTAAAGCACCGGGCGTGTATGCGGCTGGCCCCATCTGCAAGGTGCTGGGGGTGTCTATGGACCGTTACTTTGGCATTGTAGAGGTTGTTTTGGCGCAAGACCAAATCAAGCAGCTCCAGCAAGTCCATGACGAGGATGTGCGCCTTGCACGGATAGAGGGCGCATACGATGAGCTGTCCAAATCAGCAGAGGAGCAGAAGAAAAAAGCAAGGCGGCAGCGCACGATGCTGTATATCGCATCGCTGCTGTCCGCTATTCTGCTGGGTATAGTTACATGGTATGTGGCGCTTGATTACCGTGTGCAGGACGAAGGCCTGATCCGATCTAAGACAACCGGAACGATTGCATGGATTGTCATTGCGCTTTTGGCGGTGGGTATCGGCGTACTTACATCCGTGCTATTGTCCACTCTTGCGGCGGACAAAAAATCCAAACAAGGCGAGGAAGCAGAAAATGAGCAACTGCATTAAATGCGGAACAGCTCTTGTCCCGGGCGCTGTATATTGCCATCTCTGTGGCAAAAAACAGGTAACAGAGCGGCGCAAGGCATTGAAGCGGGCAAACGGCACCGGAACTGTATACAAACTGGCTGGGCGTAGAAAATCGCCTTGGGTGGCCGCAAAAAACAAAGTGATTATCGGGCATTATGAGCGCAAAACGGACGCTCTGGACGCTTTGGAGCGGTTGAACGGCAAGAGTTTAACGGAGCGGTATAATATGACCTTTGCGGAAGTCTTTGATGCTTGGAAAGAGGAGCATTACAAAGAGATCGGCAAGCAGGGGATAGAATCATATAACAACGCCTACCGCATATTTACGCCGTTGCACGGGAAAAAGTTTCGTGATCTCCGCACCGCAGACTTTCAGGCCGTACTTGACCCACACATGACCAAGAGCCATTCCACCGTGAACAAGTACAAGCAGCTCATAACGCAGATGTCGAACTGGGCAATCCGGGAGGAAATCTGCACAACAAATTTTGCAAAGTTTGTCCGGCTGCCGGAGAATGTCAAAAAAGAAAAGGACATCTTCACGGAGGAAGATATCCGAAAATTGGAATCCGACAACAGCGATGCGGCGAAAATTGTCTTGATGCTGCTGGCAACGGGTATGCGTATTGGAGAGCTGTTTTTTTTGCCGCTGGCAGACTATCACGGCGATTATGTGATCGGCGGTGAAAAGACCGAAGCCGGACGAAACCGAATTATCCCCGTTCGCCAGGAGGGGAAAAAATACTTTGCCTACTTTGCGAAGCGAGCAACGGGGGAGCTGCTGTTATCCGGCTACGATGGGCAAAAAGTCCCAGCAAACTTCCGCAGGCGTGATTTTTACCCACTCCTTGACCGGCTGGGCATAGAGCGCAAGACCCCACACGCCACACGCCACACATACGCATCCCGGGCGGTAAAAGAGGGATTGCCCCCGGAAATGCTGCAAAAAATACTCGGACACGCCGATTATTCCACCACCGCAAACATATATACACACATCGACGCGCAGACACTTGTGGATGCTGTTACTAACACGTTACTAACAAATAAGAAATAAACAAAAAAGAAAAGCCTTGAAACCGTTGAGTTTCAAGGCTTTTTTTGGTGCCCCGTCGGGGATTCGAACCCCGGACACCCTGCTTAAAAGGCGTAAGCCAGTTCGAAAAGCGCAGTATATTGTTGCAATAAAGCGGTATAACACGGTATTTATCGGTGTTTTTCTTGTAAAAATGTTACGCTATACTGCGCCGTATCGTTTGGGTTACTATCAAATTACTATCACTTTTCGGGCGATATTTACCCATTGCGATACATGCTTTGGCAGCTCTTTACATCTTTTGCCTTGTCGATTTGCTTCTCGTGCAGATAATCATAGATAGCCTGCATGGAGGCGGGCGGTTCACCCTTCGCCTTGCGATACTGCTCAATCTGGCGTACAACTTCTCCATGTAGCAAATCCATGTGCCGCATTTCTTCCGTGGATAAATCGTAAAACAGTTTCGCAAGCGTGGGGTCGGATTCCTTGTATTTTAGGGCGCACTTTGCATATACTTCTGCATCGTGGATCTCGCTATCGATAAAATTTTCCAATTTCTCAATAACTTTCATCACGCACCTCCATCAGATGCGCTGTACCCGGAGGGCAACATTACTAACTGTGGATGCCGCGCCAGTCAGTACCAGCGACAGCGCAGAGCCGGATGCGCAACACGCCTGACGCACAAGAGCGGGGAACGCCAGCGCAACAGGCGCGCCAGCCGCAGCATTTGCGGAAGCTGTCGCACCGGGAACAACCACTCCGTCCTTGATGAGCGTTGCAGTGACCGTCCCTGCCGCCGTGGGGGATACAGTGATGGACACATCGATATCATAATATCCTTTGCCAACGATATTGACAGCGTTTCCGTTCAAAGAAATATCACATCCATAGCGGCGGATAAGACTACCCAGAGGGATAACACCATTTACGGCAACCTCCGTTGGGGTCTGCATAGCAGTGTAAATCGCAGATTTGCAAGACATTGTAAAATCTCCTTTCTAAATTAAAAGGGCGGGACACCAGCCCCGCCCATAACCCGGCCAAAAGGGGCCTATCGTTCTGTGTCAGATGTTTGCGCCGCAGCAGCTGTTGCAGCCGCAGAAGGGGGAATTCCCGGCGTTGTAAGTGTAGCCGTTGGGATAGCGCACCACACCATACATCCGGTTATCCATCTCAAGGCTGGCAATGCGGGCGGACTGCTCCGCAATTCGTTGCTCAAGCTGGGACTTCTCCAGCGCCGCAAACTTGGCATCGATGTTGGCGTTTACGCCGTCAATGGCCCGCTTTGTGTCGCAGCAGCACTGCGCCATCTGGCTCTGGATGCTGTTGCCGGTCTGCATGATGGTCATGTTGGTGCCGTTCTGCGCCAAAGCCATCTCCTTGCCCAACTGCCCGATGCCGCCCTGCATCTCGTAACCAAGATTGCAGATGCCGTTACCGATGTTGGTCAGACGGTCGTTGATCTGCCCGAACTGCTGGCCGAACAGAATCTCCTGCTGGCTGGCAGCGGTGGCGAACTGGCCGAACTCACCCTGCCGATTCCATCCGTTGCCGCCAAAACCAAACATGAACAGGAACAGAACAACGATGAGAAACCAGCCGGAGCCCCAGCCGTTTTCTTCGTTTGTACCGCGCGTCACAGCGGCGATATCGCTAAGAGACATACCGTTCTCCATGTGGAAAACTCCTTTCATAAATTTTTATAAATAAACCGTGTCGACCCGGCCTATTTCAGGAATTGCATAAAGTCCTTTGCTTGTTTCTGCAAATCAGCAAACTGCTCTTTGCTCATTTGCCCAGAAGTTAGTAACCGCTCGATTTCCTGCTGTGCTTTTTGCGGGGTCATGCCGGCAGCAAATTTTCGGAACTCTGCCACCATCGCAAGGGGGTTATTCGGCTTTCGACTTCCGTTTCCCATCAGCATTTGCATCATTGGATTTGCCATTGATTGTGTCCTCCAATCTCTTTACGCGCTCTTCCAGACTGCTTACATCCACAAGCGGGGTATCCTGATACGGAGAAACCGTGTAGGGCGTTACCGTTGCATACCCCGCGCCGTCCGTCTGTTTCATCCACACGATAGGGTCATTCTCGTCCATCAGCAGAATGGAGCTGTTTGGGGCCATTCGGAAAGCCTCTGCGCCGTTTCTCCCGTTTACCCTTGTAATTTGGCACACAAACGCTTGCGGGGCTCCTGCGGCGTTCTGAGGGGCATAATTGCCGTATTGGCCGTTATATCCCATTGGCTGATATGGATTCTGATAGTAAGGATTAAGTGCCATCAAAATACCGTCCTTTCTTCACGGAACAATTCGGCAAAATATACATATATCCGCAATTCTTCCGGGTCTGGGAACAATGTCAAAATATCCCTTGCCATTTGCTCCGTGTAACCGCAAGCTATAAGCCGTTCGTACATTTTGCCACCTTCTTTCTGCTTTTATGATACAAAAAAACAGGCACCCGAAAGTGCCTGAAAAGTGTCAAAAAAAGCAAAAATCCCCCCGCCGTTTAAGGCAGGGGGATAAATAGTTCCTGTGCAATTTTATGATACGCTCTGCATCTGTGCCGCTTTACGGTTTCAACGGACATATTCCGCTCCATAGATACCTGTACGCAACTTTTGCGGCGCACATCGCATTCTATGACCACCATCGCTTCATTGTCAGGAAGCAAAAAAGAATCAACAAAAGCAACGGCTCGTTTCGGCGGCAGATTTGACAAAAAATCCCTTACGGCCTTGTGGTTGCTGTTCATACGCAAAACAAATAGCCGTGGAGGTGCGGATGCTTATGCACGGGCGCGAGGCCGGCGTAGCGATGTCCTCTGCGCTCTCCAGGTGTTAATTTACCCCTCCCGGATATACCCGTCAAAGCCAGCGGCCTTGAGCTTGGCCAGCATCTTCTCGGCGTTGGCGCGGCTGGCGAATGCACCCACCTGGACGCGATAGAGCTTGTCGGCTGCGGGCTTGGGCTGCTCCGGGGCCTTGAAGGTCACGCCGAAGTAGTCGCAGATGCCCCGGGCGATGGCTTCGCCGATGTCGGCGGTGTGCTCCACGATCCACTTGGCCGTGGCGGCGTTGTCGTGGAACTCGCACTCGATATACGCCGTGGGGGCACTGGGCACCCGCACCTCGTACAGGGAGGCATCCACCCGGATATTCTCGCTGGTGCCGGGGGTGATGGGGGCTAGCCGGGCAAAGATGGCCTTGCAGGCCTTCATGCCCTGGCCGCTGCTGTTAAAGCAGAACATGCGGGTGCCGGTGACCTGGCCGTTAAAGGCGTTGGTGTGGATGGGCACATGGAGCTCTGCGCCAAAGGCGTTGGACTCCTTGCACTTATCCTGCATGGAGGGCATATGCCCCACCTTCACGGTCACGCCGCTGCGCTCCAGGGCGATGCGGCAGGCGTCGGCGATTTTGCCGCACTGGACAGCCTCGGTGGTGCCTCCGTAGGCATAGCGGTTGTCGGTCTGATTGCTGGGGGACAGATACACTTTAGCCATTTTCATTTTCCTCCTTATGATAGGTTGCCGTGGAGATGCACAGCACCGCGCCCAGGAACGTGTCCACGGCGGTGATGGTGGTGACGATCTCCTGGGAGTACGGCCAGGCCCACACGGCGGACAGGGCCGCATACAGCGTGGCGATGGCCGGCAGGACGATGATGACCACCCACTTGAGAATGTCATACAGCTTGTCGGGAATCTTCATGATTTGCTCCTTTCTGTGCCCGAAGCGGGCACCACAAAAATTAATGCTTGTTTTCCAGGTCCTCGATGCGGTGGTTGGCGACCTTAATCTGCTCCTCCAGCACCGGGACGCGCCGGGCAAAATTGTTGTGTTCCCGGACCTCCCGGGTCAGCTCCTCCAGCTTGGTGTCCGTGACGGCCTGCTGCTTGTCCAGCTTGGCCTCCACGTCCTTGGTGGTTTGTCGGCTGGTGATAAGTACCCCCAGCAGCGACAGGCCGCCGGTGATCAGCGCCACGATGATTGCTTCTGTCATTTGTTTGCCCTCCATTAAGCGATCTCTTCGTTCTTGGTTACCACGACACCATCGCCGGTGCCCTGGGCGGAAAAAATGATATAGCCAATATTGGCATAGTTGGCATAGCTGGCATCCAGCACGATCTTGTAGTATTTGTCCCCCAGCTTTGTCACAGTCGCCATACCGGACAGCGCCGTGTACTGCTTGCAGAAATGACACCCGCCAGTCATGCCGGAAAAAGCACCCAGCCGCTCATGGCCGCTGCCCTCCAGCGTTGCCCCCTTGACATAGATGACATCGGACGGCTGCACCGCGATAGCGCCGGTACACCAGCAGGCCTCATCCGTGCCATAGTAGGGCTTGGCGGAGGATGCATAAGCGCCGTTGCGATAGCCCTTGCCGTCCCACACGCCGCTCTTGGTGTTGGGGTCTACGGCTGCCGGCAGCACGTTGGTATAGGACGGCACATACACCGCTGCCGTGATGATGATCTCAATATTGCCACTAACATCCGGGATGCTGATAACACCGTCTGCGTAGTACAGCGCCGTCACATCCGTGCCGCCCATCTTGATCTGCACCGCTGCGCCGTCCATCACATATCCGCTGTTTGCAGTGATGGTCGCATAGTAAGCGTCGCCCTCGGTTACTGTAGTTGCCGCATTGCTGCTGGTGCAGCCGGTAAGGGTGTTGGTTACGGTGTACTCCTGCGGCGGCACGATGACTTCCCCAGCGTCTCCGGAGATCATGGCTGCACGGAACGCTTTGATTTCCGCCGCAGTAATGCCGCTGGCGACCGCCCATGCCACAACTCGCTCATTATCATTCTCGCCGGTGTAGGTGTCCCGGAAATACTTAATGAGCGGATACCACCCGTTGCCGTTGGTGACGTTGTAGTTGCTGTTTCTAAAGCGCCTGCCGTCTACCTCATCGGAAAAGGCCGTCAGCTCGTAGTCCTTGTCCTTGTCGCTCTGAGACACGCCCAACAGCGACAGCAGCAGATACGCGATGGTTCCGGTGCGGTCTGCGCCGCTCATGCAGTGGAAGTAGCAGGGCTTGTTCGCCGCCACGCAGGCCATCACCTTTTTCAGCACCGCCACCGTCCGGGCGGAGGCCGCGCTGGTGCTGACGGCGTTGGCGTAGTAGTCAAGCGACTGATGAAAATACTCCACATCTGCGCCAAGCGGCGAGGTGGTAATGCTACCAGTCTCACTGTTGTTGCGGAGGTCAATGTCTGCCGCAATTCCGAGCCAATCCACAATGGTTGCCTTGTCGGCATTGGTGATGCTGCCAAAGTGACCGCCTCTAAATATTTTCCCGTACTTCACACGGCCACCGGTACAGGCCCAGCCGCCCAGGTCCCGGACATTCCACACGCTGGGCGTATAGATCATACGCACACCACCCTCGGGCACGATCTTGTAGGTCTTGCCGCCGAACGCGAATGTACCGGCCTTCAGCGGCTCCAGGTTGTATAGGACCCCTTCGCCGGAAAGCGTCTCGCTCCTGGTTTTGCCGCCCTGTGCAATGGCGAGTGCGGTGTTGGCCGGAACTTTGACCTTCAGCCCGTCCGGCTCCTCCTTGCTGTAGGCCGTTGTCGCCGAATAATACGGGGTGACCTTCGTGACGGAGTAATCGCCTGCGTTTTCGGTGTAATCCACATCGGCCAGGAATCCCGCCGCTGATGGATTCATCTGCCGGTACTGGGTAGTGTTCTCCAGGGCCTCATCCACGATGGGACTGTCGTAAATGGCCGTAATGGCCGCCGCCATATCCCCGATTTTGTAGGTATCCGTCCCGCCGGTCTTGGCCCGGATGGCGCTGGCAATAGCCTGCACGGAGGATTCTTCATACAGCCTTTTTGCCATCAGTAGCTCACCTCCGTACCGTCCGCGATCTCCACGGTTTGGGCGCTGCTGCCGTCATAGGTAACGGTGGTACTGCCGATCTTGATGGTCAGCGCGTTGGGATTCTTCAGCGCCGTGGGCACGCTGGGAATGTTCACAGTCTTTGCCGCGCTCCCGTCATAAGAGCCGGATGCAGCGCCGGCGAAGGTAAGAGCGTTGGGGTTCTTCAAGGCTTCCGGCACAGTCGGGATTTGTGCAATGATCCGCTGCGCCGCCGCCTGGAATGCATCATACTGCACCAGGTCTGTCGCATGGTCCGGCTTGGTCAGCTTTTCCGGCGTTACGATACCCGTAATGGCATCCAGCACGCTCTTGTTGCTGAACGATGGGACATCCTCCGGCTTTACCGGCGCGTACCCCAGCGCGGCGGCGATGTTTGCCGCCGTCACATTCGCATCGGAGCCGGGTTCACCCTGCGGGCCTTGCGCTCCGGGGTCACCCTTCTCGCCCGGATCACCCTTTTCTCCGGGGTCGCCCTTGGGCCCTTGCGCTCCGGCAGAGCCGGGCTCACCCTTGTCACCTTTTTCTCCCTTCAGCGCCGCTAACTGCTCCGCCGTAAAGTCAGCGTAGGTAAACGCCGCGCCCTTTTCGCCGGGCTCACCCTGTGGGCCAGTCTCGCCCTGCGGACCGGCAGGGCCTTGTACCCCGGTAGGCCCAGGGTCGCCCTTGTCACCCTTTTCTCCTTTTTCACCGGGATTGCCCTTGTCGCCCGGGTCGCCCTTGTCGCCCGGATCACCTTTATCACCTTTTTCACCAGGTTCTCCCTGCGGTCCGGTTGCCCCTTGAGCGCCCGGTGTGCCCGGGTTTCCTTGCGGCCCCTGGGGGCCGGGATCGCCCTTGTCACCTTTTTCTCCCTTCAGCGATTCCTTTTGCTCGGCGGTTAGGTCCTCAAATGTCATGGTGCCGTCCGCGCCCTTAGGCCCCGCCGGTCCGGGGTCGCCTTTGTCGCCCTTGGGGCCCTTGATCTTGTCGGCCTTCAGCATTTCCGTAAGCTGGGCATACACATTTTCGGGGGGGGGCACGGGTGTGCCTCCCTTAGTGTAGATAGACGACTGAGCCGTCCACACCGCAGATGTGGTGGAGTGCATGTCCCCGGCGTAGATGCCCACCAGGATAGCCCCGGGGACGGTGATGATGGGCATCGCCACCGTGTCGCCGGTAAATACCACATCGTGGGTAGGCCCGTCAAAGCAGACCACGCGCATGGTCTTCACCGCGTACTCGGCCCATTCCTCGTCCAAGTCCCAGCGCACCACATAATCGCTGTTGCCGCAGACAATCGCCTCATGCTCGTATATGGGGTGTTTGTTCCGTATTTTAATCGTCAGTTCCGGCATGGTTTCCCTCCTCCTTTACTGCCGCCAGCAGCGCGGCAAACATAAACCCCACACAAGATGCTGCTGGGATAATCAGTAGTAACCACAGGGGATTCATACAGCACACCTCCTCAGCTTGCGATCCATATCCCTGCAATGTAGATGCCGTACCCTGCGGGTATATCCTCCTTGGGCCGGATCTGTATGGTGCCGGTCGTACTCAGTCGCACGTCCATATTCTTTAGGCTATATACACTCAAGGCGTAGGTCGATGTTGGGATGTGATCGCCGATGCTGGCCACGTCATAGGTCGTTCCCGCCGGCATCGCCGCGTTCGTCTCGCCATATACGCGCAGGATGCCAAGGCCAAGCGCAGAAATATGCCGCGCCGTGCCGCTGAAATTCTTCAGATACGACCCGGACGCGCCAATTGTAATGTTGGCTGGGGTAAAGCCCAGCAACGTTAGTTTCCCAGACACGTCATCATAGCTGGCTATTGATTTATCGTTTTTTGCGTCATACACACCCAGCGCCGTAGTAGATGATCCTACGCCGCCGTAAATGCGCACATTATGCACATTTGCAGCCACGTTTGTGGTTTTAAAATGTATGTTAGAGCCGTTGTCCGTAGTCGCATTGCCACCCATAAAAAGGTGTTGATTTGCGTGCAGTTCTCCATCGATATAGGTATTGAGCCCAATTTGCAAGGCTCTACTTTTGTCACAAAGACGCCCGATTCCAACGGATAGCATGGATTTTGCCCAGTGGAGCAACACAAACGATGCGGAAATGTCCCGCATGCTGGAATTGCTGGTGCTGAAAGCATCCGTTGCCACCACGCGTACCGTGTAGCGCTTATTGGTATCTGCGGGGAAAATGGTGGTGATGTTTTTGGGGGCATACTTATCGGCGGTCGGTATCGTCGGCGTTACCTCCGTCCACAACCCCGTGCCGCCATATTCGCGGTACTGCACCTTGTAAGCCGCCGTATTATTATCTGATAGCGCAGTGATGGCGGCGGTAAAGGTGACCTTGCCGTACTCTCCCGTGCGGCTCGCTGTGCCGTCTTGCTTGCAGCGGGTGGCGGAGATGGATGAGATGGTGGGGACACTGTACGGCGCTACATCATAGCTCGCCGACCATGTACCCGTGCGCCCTCGGCTGTCCGTTACGATACAGGTGACGTATACCTTGCCATTGTAAGGCAATATCCCCGTCGTGCCGGTCTGCGCGTCGGCAGAATACAGTGTGCTGGAGCCTGCCGACCAGCCCACTTTAATCCTGTATGATTTGATGGCGCTGCCTTGTATACCTGTCCCGGTGATTTTAACTTCGATCTTGCTGCGCAGCTGCACAAAGTACCCGCCATAGTTGGTTTTGACCTTTGTGGGGTCGCTCACGGCCACTGTCAGCGATGGCACCTCGCTTGCCGGGATCGCCAGCGTTACCGTACACTCCGACCGGCCCACATAGGCGGTGCCGTTGTAAGTCTCGCAGATGATCGTTGCCGCCAGCTTTGTGCTGTTGGGCGCGTTGGTAGCCAGACTAACAGGCGGCGTCCAAGAGTAAGTTCCCGCTGTGCCATCATATTCCGTGAGCCGCACGGCGCTTTTGCTGCCGACCTTGTAATATAGCTTTTTTGTGAGGCCCACATTGTTTTGGGTGGTCTTGATAGCAAGGGCTGTTCCGAGGGTGCCTGTGCTGGGTGCCGACACCGATGCGGCCGGAACCGACAGCGTAACTGTGCATTCCGACCGGCCTACATAGGTATCGCCGTTGTAGGTATTAGTAATGATCTTTACCGTCAGCGTTTTGCTGTTGGGTGCCTTACTGGCCAGGCTAACAGGCGGTGTCCAGGAATAAGACGTACCGGCGCTCGCCGTTATCGTTACCGCTTCGTTGTTCCCGATTTTGTAATATAGCTTATCAATAAAGCTTGTGCTCTTGCGGTCAATCTTGATAGCAAGAGCTGTGCCGAGAGTACCAGTGCCGGGTGCTGATACGGTAGACGCCCGGGGAATGGTGGGCAGGGTGAAGCTCTTGGCTGCGGCGGTGTAGTCGCCGTTGCCGAACAGCCATCCGGTAAACGCCGCCACGGTGAAGCTTTTGGTGCCGTCTGGGTTGTGGCTCAACTCCAGCGTGCCCGAAGCAAAGGTGCGATCCTTGTAGTCCGTAATGTTGGAGTAGGTGCCGCCGTCGTACACCTTTACCCCGGCGATGGTCACCGCCGACATTTTGATGGCCTTGTCATAATACTGCTCTCCCGGGGTCAGGCCGCAGGACCAGGCGATGGTGGTCTTGTTGCCGGAGATGCTTTGGCTGCCGGAGATGGCCCATTTCACCCAAAAGTATGAGCCGTATTTTGTGTTTGTTGTAATTGCGCCGCTGGTGGCCATAATCACCCTCCTTTAACTGATGATTACATCTTTGTCATCGTCCGCCTGGATAATCACGTTGCCGATCATAATGGCGGACACGGTAAGACGTTTGGCTATCACGCCTTCCGAGGTGATTTCTAACTCCGCTATGTTGTCCCGAAGAAACTGGAGTGTGTTATTGGCAAGGAGTAGGCTTATCGGGCTGTCAGATTTGCCAATAACAATGCCGTCATCGCCGACTGTAAACGATGTTGTGACCTTTTCCAGCTCTGTCCCAAAGCCGCTTATCTCAGCGCGAATGCCATCCGCACTCTGCGAAATCATGCTTTCGGCGGTAGCGCTGCTGATTTTAGATTCCAGCTTCCCGTTGATAAAGGTCAGCGCATCGGAAAGTCCATCAACAGCATCCTGCGAAACAGATCCAATAACCAGTGATGTGCCGGCAATCCTACCATCATCCGTAAGGGCGATGTTGCTGATGGTCTTACCGCCATCGGCGGAAAAGCCCAGGCCACCGTCGGACATGATCCACATCTTGGTATCATCTTCCACGGTGGGCGTATTGCGGAGCTGCCAGCCGGTGGGGTAGCCGTCCTCATCATAGTTGATCTCGAAATATCCGCCCTTGGCCCCGATGATTTTTTCCGTGGCGCTCTTAAACGCTTCCCGTACTGCGTCGTACTGCTGCTGTACCTTTTTTTGTGTAGGAGATTCCACGGAGTACTCCGCGTCCTCGGTGCCATAGCAGGTGATGTCAGCGGACATGCCGCCCTTAATTGTCATGCGCTGCTCCATGACGTAGACCGTCATAGCCTTGCCGTCTCGCCCGGTCACGGTCACGCTGTCCCCGGCCTCCACGGCGGGGTTTCCGCGCCACTTGAGCTTACAGGGCATAAGGGACTTGCCGGAAATTTGAGCAAGCACCACTGCGGCCTGCTCGGCGGTCATATAGGGGTTGGTGGATGTGATGCCCAGCCCTGTGCCGACGCTGATGGGGTTTTCCTTCGTACCGGTCAGTAGGCTGTTGATGGTAAATGCGCTGTCGGCGGTCAGCTCCAGGCCGTCCATATACTGGACGTCCCATCCAAGTGTCAAGCCACTGTCGGCGTACCAGCAAAACACAAGGTTGCCTGTGGCGTCAAACTTTGCGTTGCATCCAATCAGCCCGGCCAGCCATCCTAACTGCTGCCGCAGAGAACCGGAATAGGGTGTGGCGATTTGTATGTCCGGCATAGTCACGCTGGGCGCGGTCACACGAGCCTGGGTGCAAATGTCTACAAGCATCTGCGTCGGCGTGGCCGGGAATGTGATAGTGGGCATATAGTCCTCTGTCAGCCCAGCCATACGGTCGTAGCCTGTGACAGTTACCCACAGCTTCCCACTATCCTCTACGCCATCTGAAGGGATGTAGTATTTACCCTTTTGCACATACTGGGCTTTACCGCCCACCATGATACCGGCAGAGGGGATAAAATACGCACCGTTCAGCGGCAGATTGTCCTGCTTGTAGAATGTAATCTTGCAGCTGGACGAAAACGCCGCGCCGATGGTCACGCCGTCCGAGGAGCCAAACTGCTCCGTTACAACAATCTCCTGTATCTCCGATGCTGGAAGGTCTGTCGTCCCGTTGAAATTTACCTTGCTGGTTATTTCACGCCCCGGCGCAGAACACGCGGCGTTAAATGCGTCTGTTACAGTATGCATGGCTCACCTCTCGATGAAGTTCATGGATATTTCGCCCCATAGCCACGTTCCATCCGTCTCAGGGCGCAGAATGGGCGCAGAACGATCACCCACATAGCAGGTGATCGTTCTGTTGGTTCCCGTAAGCGCATCCGGGTATGTAAGCTTGAAAAACGGCTCGCTGACGGCTGACAAAAGCGCCGACATGTCTGCGGCACTCATCGGTAGCCAGGAGCACTCAATCTTTCGCTTGACCGCCACGCGGTCGCGGAACAGGTCGCCGTTTTGATTTCGCCCGCTGCCGTCGCCGTCCAGGTCAGAAATGCTCCATTTTATCTCGGCGGGAGCAGGTAAAACAACGACCGTCCCGGCATTCTTGGTAACTTTTAATACGTCCATTACTGCTCCTTACACCACCAGCGGGCTTGCGCCGGTGGCACGCACCACAGCGTTGTTTTCTTTCACAATAGTGTCAAATATTTTTTTGCCGTTCACGCTGTCCAGCACGATCGTGATATGATTTACTCCGCCGCCGTTTTTGACTTCCTCCCGGACGATCTGGCGGATCAGATCGGCGGGAGCCTCGATGTTCGTGCCGTGCTTTTGGTCGCCCAACACGGCCAGGAATTCCCGATTTGCGGGGATGACAGCGCCCTGGGCCAGGCGGGGAATATGGACATTGCCCCAATTGACCCGGCCAATGTTCACGCCGGGGATCTTGTTCAAGATGCCCGTGATGCCATTTACCATATCGCTTACGCCGCCCAGCACCCAGTTAATGCCCCGTTCAATACCCGAGATCAAGCCGTTCATAATGGTTTTCCCAAGGTTCAGCCACCAGGCCGAAGTGAATACGGGGGCAATATAGGCGTTCCAGAATTCTTTGATTTTTTGCCAGACGTATTTAATCTTGTCTCGGATGAAATCCCAATTGGGTGCGATTGCCGCCGCCAAACTAACGCCACCGGCAAGCAACATTCCAATGCCCAGGGGTATTCCCACGCCCGAAAAAATAAGCATAAGCCCGAGGACAACAAGAAAACCGCCGATCATAGCAAGAGTTTTGCCAAGAGGACCCCGAAGTGCCTGCGTAATACTGTCCCAATTGGGCGCAATTACGGAAAACGCAAACATGGCGATTCCGGCAACGATCATGCCAATGCCCACAGCCATCATACCGGGCACCATTGCCAGCAAAAGGCCAAACACAACAATATACGGGGAAATTTGTCTGAATATTTTCGTGAGTGCTTCGGTCATATTTTGGCCAAGCAGCTCCCAGTTCGCCGCCACTTCCCCCACAGCAAACAGCGCAATACCGGCAATAATCAAGCCAATACCAAGTGCCTGCTGCCCGGGGACAAACAGCAGCACGGCACCAAACAGCGCAATGTAAGGGGAAATGTCGATTAACATATTTGCAAGGGCTCCCACAAGGTTTGTGCTGAGCAGATCCCAGTTTTCCGCCACTTCCCCGACGGCGAACAGTGCAATACCGGCAATCAGCAGGCCAAGGCCCATAGGGATATTCCCGGTCATCATGAGCACCACGCCGAGAATAGCAATCATCGGGCCGATAGCAATCAGAATTTTTGAAAGACCCGTTTCTACAAGCGTCTTTGCTGCCTCTCCGCCGTCGGATGCATAAACACCGTATACTGTCAACGCGCCCGCAACCATCATCGCAATGCCTACCCCGACATGGCCGGAAAAAGCAAGGATGGCTCCAATTGCAAGCAGCGCAACGCCTGTCATTAGGGCCATTACGGCATTTACGCCGCTCCCAATATCGCTATCAAAGTTAACTGCATTCCCGCCGCTTTCGCTCCCGCCTCCTGCGTCGTCGCCGCTTATTGTGTTAAGCTCGTCAAACGGTGCCAAATACTTGCTTGCTTTTTTTGCCGCGCTCCCTACACCCTCGATGGCGTTTTGCTGATCGTTTAGGCTTTTTGCCGCCTTTTTCGAGGCGCTATAAGTTGAGCCAAAAAGCAAGGACAACAGACGAGACGCACCGGTCAGTGTATATGTGATGATTTTTGCCAGGGCCGTAAAGGCGGGGATCGCAATATTGACAATCGGTTGCGCCAGTGTGCGCAGCTCGCCTTTTAGTCGAGCTACCGCATTCATAGCATCATCATTTGTCTGTATGGCAGACCACATATACTGCTTAATTCTCCGCAGCGCGGCGGTAATAATTGTAAATATAAATACCCGCTTAGCAAGGCCCTTAATGCGCCCGACCAGTTTGTTGAAACTTTTTTCTGCTTTTTCAGCTGCAGGAGATAACGCCTTTGTTGCCGGGGCAAGTGCCTGGGCGGATTTTTGCGCCCCTGCAACCTGTTTTTGTAAATCTGCGGCTTTTTCTTTTGCCGCATTTAATCTGCGTTCGGTTTCTCTAATTTTTTCATTTGCTTTATCCACTTTATCTGCAGCAGCGTCAAATTCTTTTTGTAAAGCAGATACATTTTTTTCTTGTTCGAAAATAGAATCGGATGTAAAAAACTCTTGTCCGCTTTTCATGTATTCCAATTTTGCTTTTGCTGCATCTAATTGTGCGCCGAGCTGCGCAGATTGACTTACAAGAGCGGTTTTTCCTGTGTTTTGTTCCTTCAGCTTTTCGGATATTCTTTCTATTTTCTGCGTAATGGAGTTAAGCTCTTTCTGCGCCTGCTTGTCATCAACGTTCACTTCCACCACGACAGCCCCGTCCGCCATAAAATCACCTCGTTTCGCAGGCCTTACACCCAGCGGCTGATTATATCATCATCTTCTTCTGTGTACTTGCGCTTAAAGTCCACAAGATGCTTATTTTGCTTGTAAAATTCCTGATCGGATTTATCCAGCTTTTGATTTTTGGATTTCTTTTTTCGGATGCTTACCACTTGGGCAAATGTGCAATCACCTATTTCCTGGTATGCGGCTATAAATGTCCACCAGTGCAAATATTCAAGGGAGCGGATTTCCGTTCCAAGAACGCGATTTATGGGGCTTGCAATCGTCGGGAAATCCTGCTGCCAATCCATGAGTTTAGGGCGCTTTTCATCCCGGCATTCTTCCTCGCCGCAATTGATAAAGAATATGCATTGCCGCACCGCGTTCTCATATTCCATGTATGGGATATTCTCGTAATCCGGGTAAAACATTTCCATCACTGCCTCTGCCTTATCGGCACTGTCAAGCTCCGGATCAGCAAGCATTTCCAAAATATCCAAGATTTCCCGATAATCAGAGCGGATGGCGTATTCCTTACCGCCCAGCTCCACAGATTTTGGCAGGCTGTATCTCATTTGTGGTACTTCTTGGTGTACTTGCTAATGCGCGGGTTGGTAAGCTTCTGTTCCCGGGCATACGCAGTATCCATTTCGTCCACCAGCGCAAAAAGCAAATTTGCCCAAATAGGAAATCCGTTTGCCAGTGCGTAAAGATTCAGCTCACCAAAAAGCGGGGTGCAAATATCAAACCCGAATACTTCTCCGTTGATGATCTCCCGCATTTCCCGGTCCATCTTTTGGCCAATGTCAAAAATTTCCTTTTTATCGGCGTTTTTTTGCACTTCGTCCTTATAACCCTCGTTCATTTTGTCGAGTTTTTCAAACGCAGAAAAAAGCCGGCGAGACAGGCCCATATCCAGCGGGTTAAACGCAAATTCACATTCTTTCCCGTCGGTAGTCACAAAAGTTTTAGTGACTACGCCGGTATCAATTTTGATGATATTTTCGCTCATGGTGTCCTCCGATTTATTTGTATATTGCGTGATAATGGGGCGGGAAACCCCGCCCATATTTTTTACTGTGCGACAGTAAACTCGATCTTGCCGGTAGTGCCCTTCGCCACGGTTCCCAAAGTGCGGGTCCCGCCGTAGGTAATCTCACTGGCGATGTTTAGTGTACCGCCGCCCTCGCCGCCGATGGAAGTAACGGCAATGGCGCAGGAATCATAACGCTCGGCAAACTTTGCATCGCCGCTGGTGGCGTAAAAATGCCCGATCATCATGTCCTGGTTGGCCAACGCCTGCGCATCGTGGTCTTTTACGGCCAAATTCCACATCTTCACGGCTGCAGCATCGCCGGCATCCAAGGGGATGGGGTCAAAGGTCTGTGTAATAACGGGCTTTTTCATGGTTGTGAATGTGTTCCCAAGCACATCCTGCTTGCTCTCCTGGCTCCAATCCATTTCCTCGCTGGTGTCCTCTACCCGCTTGCCGATAGCGCTCCACACAGGGGCCTCGGCGGAGCCCGTATTCAGGTATGCGATCAAAAGTTCGCGGTCAATGGTCTGACCTTCCGGTGTTGTAAAAGTCAAATCTGGCATTATGTATTCACCTCGTAATTCATTTTCATTAGGATTTGATGATCTTCGTCGCCGTTTTCATACACGGCAAACAAAGACGATCTTGTAGTAGGCTCCAGGCTTACAACGCGTTTCCCGGTACCAATGTCGGGGCGCTTGCCGGTCGCCCAATCTCCGATAGCGTTTAGCGTTTCATCCGCTGACAGCCGTTTGTCCATGCTGTTGCCCGGCTTAACCCGGTAAATGATTTTGAATTGGTATTCCGCTTGGTAGCCCCCTAAAACATATCGTTTAACGATATAGGCCGCCTGGATGGTAGAAATGGCCATTGCGGCGGTGTCGGCGGGCAGAAACTCAAATCGTATCAAATCTACCGGCAAATCCGGATATGTGTTCAGCCAAACCAGCAGCTTGCGAGATACCTTGTCTTCTTCCGCTGCCGATACGGTTTTTTTAACTTTGTCCAAATTTTTCCACCGCCTTTTCAGCTGCGCGCAGCCATTTATCCAAGTTCTGAGCCTTGGATGCCTCAAACCAGTGGGATTGTGCTTGCGGATGCATAGCCTTGGAAAACACAAGGTTTCGGTCTGTCACAACCTTTGTCCCGCCCTTCGGCGCGTAGGTGCTGCCGGTTTGCGGATCAACCATGACTTTGCCGTAGTACAAAAACCGCGCATACGGCCCAGGGTAAATAATTTTATTCCCGTCTAACCTCGTCCGTATTGTTAGAGAACCTGTAAGCGCGGGAACAAATGGGGCAGTATCTTTCATGACCTGCTGGCCCACAATGCTTTCCGCCCGGGTACAGTTATCAGCCAGTTTGTCCCTGATGGACTTCATACCGTCAAAATGCATCGAAAAGGTAACGCCCACTTATTTGCCACCTACTTCCCAATGCTGCATATCCGCGCTGCCAAAGTCTTTTGCGTCAACCTTAGTCACATTCCAGCAATTATCGTGCGCCAATGCCACGCCCTCGTTGTCCGTTACAAATTCGCCTTTGACAAAAAATGTATCGCCACCGTTGCCGGTGGTAGATAGCGTCCATAGGCCCGCCCTGTCGCTTGAGGCAAAAAATGCTTGCGGCTCTGTATATGTCTTGGGCTTTCCGCTAAATCCATCCACAGCTTTTACCGTAAATGGGATATACAGGTTTACTGCGTCGGCGCCTTCAAGCCCGCTTTTGCGCACGTTAACTCCCTTTGCCGCCTCGCAGAACACGCCATCAAGCACGGTTACATATAGGTTTGTGACATCTTTTAGCGTGGCAGGGTCCGGTTCACGCACGACGTTGTAAACCGTTACAGTGTGGGGAGTGTACATCTGCAACCACCTCCGCGATACAGCAGCCCTGTATGGGCAAAGTATTCCGTGCAAGTTTCGGCGAGCATTTTCCGCGCGTTATCCGTGGCGCCCAGAGCAGCTGCAGCTGATTCACCGCCCGTCGCAAGTGTGCGGGAATAACCTCCCACAGTCTCGCTTTTGACTTCTGCGTCATTAGCGGCAGCACTCGCAAGATTCTTCATGGCAAGCGCCTGCGCAGCTTCGATGACTGCGTACTTGTCGACCAGCGCGCAGCAACACATCTTTACAGCGTCCATATCAGCGTTGTTTTTCGCCCGGTTTTGGGTGTAGTAATCGAGGAAGGAGCTGGCCCGAACAGCCAGACGCGGAAAATCTTCCTCGCTCACAGAACCCATATAGATTCCGGCGTAGTATGTATAATCAGCGTATGTCATACGGGTCAGCTCCTTTCAAATCAAGAAACGGTAACGGTAGCAGTTCCGGTCTTGGTGCCGTCCTGCTTGGACTTGGCCGTGACGGTGATACTGGTCTTAGTCTCAGCGGAGGCGATAGTCAGCAAGCCGTCTTCGCTGATCTTAGACTTTGCGCCATCCTGGCTCCACTCGACCTCGCCGTTGATGATGCCCTCGCCGGTAACGACAGCAGTAAACGCCTTGCTGTCGCCCTTTGCCACGGTGGCGGTGGCAGGAGACACGGTTACAGAGGACACGGTGCCCGCCTTCCCATACACAGAGAAGGGGAACGGGTTGGCAATTTCGGCGTTGTAAGCGTTGATGGGGTTTGCAATCTCCCAGCCAAGGCGCATAACGGCACGCAGCGCGACCATATCGTTTTGCATGAGGTTGTAGGTAATGGCCTTGGTGCTGGGGTCCTGAATAACGCCCTCGGAGAAAATCTTAAAGGTCATATCCTGCCGAATGGCGTAGACAAGCTGGCTCCAGTCACCGACGATCATCTGCGCCTGGGAAGGATCGAACGCGCCGTTCATGGGGAAGTACATATCCATGCCGTCCAGGCCGTAGCGGGTAGACCCCTGCATATCGGACTTGAAGATAGGCTGGCCGGTGGTGTCTTTCAGACCACGGAGCTTGCCGCGCATTTGGATGGCGGACATAACGCCGTTGGGGTTAAAGCCGTCCAGCTCGACCTTGGAGATCAGGCCGTTCTCGCCCATGATGTCGCTGAAAATGTCGGAGCTGATGGGCACACCGTTGCCGGCAGCGACAGCAGCAGGAACAACGCCAGTGCGCCAAGTGCTCGGCTTGTTCGTGCCGAACAGGATAGCCGCGTCGATGACCTTGCCGAAAGCCTCGGTCAAACGGGGCTTGACCTCGCCCCAAATGTCATAGTCCGCATCGTCCAAAGCGGCTTCAGGGATGGGGACGATAACAGCGATCTCCTCGGCGTACAGCTTCTTCTTGTCCCACGCCATCTTGGTGGTCTGCTTGAATGCGTCGCCGGCGCCGCTGTCGGTAGCCTCGCCGTTCACGAAGTACGCGGAGGGCAGAGCATCCAGCACATTGATGGTTTGGGTCTTACTGGACATGTTGGCCAGTCTGCGGCCCATACGAAGAACTGCGGATTCGGCGATAGCGCCCTGCATGATTTCACGGGATACGGGTTCCGGGATAAGACCGGAAAGTGCGGATCGATCAATAGTTGCCATTTTTAAAACTCCTTTTTACTTTAGTGCGCTGCGAATCAGCGAGTTCATCGCAGCATTGGTTTCAGATTTTTTCCCGCCGCCGCCCGCAGGTGCCGTCCAATCAAACGTTACCTTTTGGCGGTTCTCCGTGAGCTTATCGACGGCCTGTTCAAAGGTGGTTTTGTCATCTACCATTTTCAGCGCCTTAAACGCGACAAACTCCGCGTCATCGCCGGTCAGCCCTTTAGAAAGCACGTATTTGTCGCGCTTCATCTGCTCGATCTCCGCCTGTGCGGCGGTCAAGGCTGACTTGCTGTCCGCAAGCTCCTTATCGCGCTTTGCCTGCCGATCCTGCTCGGTCTGCTGGCCGTCTTTCCATGTGCGGTATGCGGTGATTTCTTCCTCGCTGGGGATGCCCTTCATTGCCTTTGCAAGGCGCTTGCCGATCATGGCATCCACTTCCTCCTGCGTGAAGGTCTTCGCAGGTGTGGCCTCCGGCGCATTGGCCGGGATCTGATTGGTATTGGGGCTAATTTCGCTCATTTGATTTACCTCCGTTTATTTACTGGGCCGTCGCCCAGCGGTTTACCGCCTCTCGGCATGGGTTAACAACAAAAAAGAGCCAACCTGTAAGAAACTCTTACAAGTTGGCTCTTCGTGCCACTTCCGCGCGCTCAATTGCGCTTCGGGAATGTATTTACTTTTTCAGCTCCTCCGCCTTAATGACCTGCGCCTTGACGCTGCCATCTTTCATGCACTTCAGCTGCACCCGCAGGCCGTTTTTCAACGCCCGTTCAATGGCGGCTTTTAGTTTATCGTCGATCATGCAGCACCTCTTAAGGAATTAAATCCGCAACACCCTTTGCTGCTTTATAGAGCCGTTTCATAATGGCATTTTCCTGCAAATACTCCAACCCCTTCAGCGTTATGCGTATTTTGCGAGGATTTTTTAAGCAAAGATCGCCGGTCACGCTGGTATACAAATCCGCATTCTTGATAAGACCCGCATCTTGCAGCATTTCTAAGTACCGATATAAGCGTTCGGGGGAAACTCCCATCGTTTCAAATTGAAGATCTTCAATATTAAATGCGGGCAGGTCCATCGAACGCTCCAGCGCAACAAGTAATTTGTAAATTGCCTTAAAGTTATCCATTACCCAATCACCTCAATGCTCTCGATTTCTTCCGGATAAAAAATCTTGATTTCGCCGCTATCCGCTTCTATTACTATGTTATCTTGGTCATCGTCAGATTCAAGCGCATCTAATACAGCAATTACCTTGCCCTCAAACAATTCGCCCATTGCTGTCAAAAGTTTTACGCGTGGAAGTTGATTTGCATAATCCCATATGTTTACCATTTATTTGTCCTCCTTCGGGCTTGTTGGTACAACATGGGTGCCCTTTTTTGAGTAATAAATACCCGCGCGCTTTGTGTTATGATAAGCGTTATTTTTATAATACCGGCCTATCACACGATCTGCGTCGGTAAACTCTATGATTTTAACCGCTCCGTTTTTTTGCGTTTGCACCACAACCGTTCCAGTTCCCACATATCTATCCACAAATTCCTGCGCTTCTTGCATCGTGATTGTCATAACGCTTTGCGGAGTTTTCCCTTTTGCAAGTCTTTGCGCCTTATACCTCTCAAACTCCGCCGTTCCTTCGATGTGGCGGGCTTGCACCTGTGGTCTAATTTTTGTGGAAATCTCTCCGCTTGCAATTTTCTCTTTTAGTATAGCAATATTTTTTCCGTTTTGCAACGCAGCTTGTGCGGCTTCCGCTTCGCGCCTTGCTTTTAATGCTTGCGCCGCCGCCTCGCTTTTTTCGTCGCCGTAAAGCACTTTCAGCCGCTCTTTCTGCTCCGGCAGCCCCGCCGCTTTGCTAAACTCCTTGTATTTGGCATTTAAGCGCCGCATCTTGATGTTTGCGGTGGTGGCGTCTTCGGTAAGCCCAGCGGCCTCGTATGCGTTTTTGAGCCGCTTTTGCTTGCGTATGGTGCGCTCTATGCGGCGCTGCATCTGCGTGGCTTCGTATGCGGTGTATTTCTTACCGTCATACTCGCAGCCCAGGCCGTCGTCAATGTGGTAAAGCTGCTCGTCGGTATAGGTACGCTCCGACACGCCCTCGACCCAAGGAAAGCGCCGGTGTCGGCAGTTTGCACCCTCCAGGCCGTCCACCGCGCCCAGGCCGCACACATCATATATGCTGGGGTAAATATCGCCGCTGCGGGTGGAGTAAACCTTGCCCTGCCAGTCCTTATGAGATGACCACGGCGACGGGCCGGGCACATCACGCGCCCCTGCGTGTGCGGACACCTCATAATACGGGGTTTCTAAGTATTCCGCCGATTGCTCGGTATATTTGGCGCAGAGCTCGGAAACCCCCGTCATTACCGCCCTGCGGGCCGCCACATCAATCGAATCATGGTGGCCACTCTCATAGTCCACAATTTTTAATCCGCTGTCTGCAAGCTGTTTTACCGCAGTTTTAATGGCCTGGTTATAGCTAATCGCGCCGCTTTGGATTTGCATTACCGCATTGTCCAGCGCCCAGGCGTAGGCTTTGGCCGGGGGCAGCATTGTGCGCCCGTTATCCACCAAAAAGCCCATCGACTGGGTTATGTTGCGCAAATCCCGCTTTGTCTGCTGGTATATTGCCCAGGTGTCCTCAATGCTCACCAGCGTTTCCGGCTGCGTGATATGCGCCAGGTCGATGACGCTGGTGTAATACTTTTGGTTGCGCTCCACAACATCATTCAGCAGCTTGTTTAGCTTCTGTTCGCTGATGCCGGTGGTCTTGCGGATTGCCTTTTTGATTTCTTTCAAATCAATGCCGTGTGACCGAAGCGCCCGAATGTCCTGTACTGTGACTTCGTTCAGCTCGTCCGCAGCCTTGAGCCGTGAGCATATCTCTATGAGCAACGTATCTTCTAGCCCGCGGTACAGCTCCGCCAGTTCTTCGGGGAGCGCATCAAGTAATTCCGGCTGAAACGGATATTTCATTTGCTTTCCTCCGCTTCACAATATCGTCATAGTGCGGCTTTACCCGTATCACGTTCCAATCACATTCTTCCGGTACTCTGCCGTAAAAGATTACCCATTCTGGCGATAGCCGCTTCATCATTTCTTCATAGCCGCGCAGAAACAGGCGTTTGCTTTCCTTGTTTTGCTGTGTGCCTACTGAGCTGACCGCCACCACGCCGCCGGCAGGCTCACCATCAAAGCACCAGTTATAGCTGCTCTCGTCGCTCCACGAAATCGTTGGGTAAACCGTCATGCCGTGTAGCTGCCAATATGCCGCCATCCGGTGTTTGCGATAGTGGTTGTATATCTGCATCGCAAGCGGCATATCCGTGTATGTTGAGAAATCAGGTGAACATACCGCCGCAAACTGCGACAGCTTCTGGATGTATTTATCCGGCGTGTTCCAATGGCGGATGAATTGGTAATCATCCACGAAAAAATGCACGATCTTGCTTGCGGGGTCTTTTTCTGCGTAATGGTAATTTACTGGGATAAACTCGCCCTGCGGGTATGTCTTAACCGGCTCAATCTGAGGGATGCCGTACTTCCCAACGCCGGGGAATGTGAACTTGTCGAGATTTTCAAAGTTGATCATATAACCCCCAGCAAACAAAAATGCCGCAAGATACATTTCTGTACCTTACGGCATAATCGCGAGCGCACGGAATCGAACCGTGACTTCCTCAATCAAGGTGTGCGACCATTACACCACCACTCGCTGACAATAAGCGCCCGGATTCGAACCGGAGTTTCCGTTGGCTCGGCGTTTTCCCCCTAAACTACGGCTTATTGTTTCTTCGATTATGCCATATCCTATTTATTTTTTCAACCAGTTTCTTTTCTTCTGTGGTCAAATTTGAGAAGCCTTTTGCGCTATCATTTTCGCTGTGATTGTATCCATGATGAGTATGCGGCGAAATGCCTTTGTGCGGCTTATCAAGGTCAATCTGCTTAACACGCTTGTTTGACGTGTCATAATACGAAATGAATTTCAGCTGGTCGGCTTCATTGACCGTCGCATACACGCGTCCGCGTGTCATAGTTTCCAACGGGGCGGTTGCTGACCCGTTGCTTGCTTTAACGAACTTAATATTTCCGTCTCTGTAAACTGTCCTGTACTCGCTGCCGTAAGGCTTGCCCTTTGCGCTCATGCCGCTGCTTGCGCCGCGTCCACCCATTATTTTTTCTTCCTTTTCTTTTTCATCCCTCTACCAAAGAACGAATCTACAGAGTTTTGCAAATTATTTTGCGCCCGCTTATATGTGGAAGATGTAATTTCCCGTTGTTCCCTGTTGGGGTTATAATGCTCTCTAAAATACCGTTTTGCGTAATCTTCCGCGCTTTCTTTTTTCTCTGTGTTATTTTTCTTTGGAGCTTTTTTCTCCGCAAGGCTTTTAATCATTTTTCCGGTTAGGTTGTCCACTTGTCTTTGTGTAATATCGTAATCCCGCATAAAAGCTTCTTTTCCGATTGCTTGTTTTACGCTCTCAACAAATGTTGGGGATTTGAGCAATTTTTCTGTCCCCAAGTATGCGTTAGACTTTGCGCTTTTCCAAAATTCGCTACGCTCTACAGCAGAACGCACCGCGCCAAGCCCGCCCCCGGCTCCACCTCTACCGCCCATTACTCTACCTCCTGTTGCTGTTCATCCGTCATGTCCTGCATCTTTGGCAGCGCCGCCTTTGCGGTGGCCTCGTCCTCGTTCATCCACCGCATACGGAACTCCCAATCGTTCATGATGCCCGCCTGCAAGAGCTGCATATCGCGGGCAAAGTCGGTCTGCTTGTCCTCAATGATGCTGTCATCAAAGTCGATGGATATTTCAACGTCCTCATTTAGCCCCGCGTTCATGGCCGTGTTGCCCAACCGAAGCAGAATGCGGCACAGCTCCTTCAATGCCTGCTCCAAGATGATCTCGTGTTTTTTGATGGTGCGGAACATAGTGGAGTTCTCGCTGATGACCTGTGTGGCAGTCGCTACGCTGCCGCCGTCGAAACGGTAATAGGTCTCGCCGAAGCCGCACTTACTGGACAGTACATTCAGTTGGTCTTGAAGTCCTACATTCAGCTGCTCAGTTCTGAGCGTCGGGGAAATTGTCTCTACGACGTTTCCTTGCTGCGTATCCTCTGGAAGCAGATAGAAACGCCGGTCGTTGTCGTCAAGCGTCGGTTCGTCGTCTTCCCACCTTGTGGCGGGCATTTTGACCATCATCATCATGGGGCCGTTCTCGAACTCATTGACGTAGCAGTCATATGCACAGTCAACGCCTCGCAGAACGTCGATTGCATTTGCATACACAGGGATACCAACCGGAAGCAGGTAGTCAAGATTGTTTGCGATGTTCGGTCTGTCGATGACGAACTGCCTCTTGTCGCTTCCCGTATGTACCACAGGGGGGATCCGCTCAAAGCCCGGAACATTGGTGAGCAGCGCGTCGGCAAGCGTCTCGTTTTCGTATCTGTAAATACTATTCTCGATGACATAAAGACCGTTTTTGTCTTTCCGGTGAATCTGCAAATACAGATAATTCTTTCCGGCTCGTGTGACTACGCTGTCGAACGCGCATTCTGTGATAAATCCATTCTGCCAAGCCAGCGGAAAGATGTGCTCAATCGTCACATAGTCCAGCTCTACGCCGGAAACATCCCCCGGCACGATCTCACCGCTTTCGTTGACGGCCTGCCCAACCACACGCGGAATGTACGCCACAGTTCCGAGCGCTGACTTCATTTCCTGCATTTCATTTGCCTTGACCGTGAAGTTGTTCGCCGTCAGAACTTTGTCAATAAACTCCTGCTCCTTCTGGCCTTCAAGCGTGATCTGAACCTTCTCATTCATCAAGAGGTTTGCCCAGTCCTCACAAACCTTTTTCGCCATACCGAGGCTTGCACGGTTGCACTTTGTCCACTTATGCCCGTTATATCGCCGGTATTGATGAAAACCCTTGACTTTGCCGACGTACCACGACTTCCAAAGGAACACGTATGTATAGAATTCCTCTGGGATCGTCGTATACCCGAGTTCCTTTAATTTATCGATAACCGTCATGCAATAACTCCCATTCTGCGGCTGACAGGCTCTAACGCATATCTCGTCGCGTCAATCAGGTGGTTGTTCGCGTCAGGGTAGCCGCTAATAATGTCGCCGTCTTTGCTTCTTTCGTATTCGTACCCCACAAATTCATCATAAGCATGTGGGGTTCTCTTCCTGTCTATTACGATTGTGCGCCGCTGCAGAAATTTCATACCATATTCCACGGACCCGGGGCCCTTTACCGCCTCAAGTGCCGGAAGTCCCATCGCGCGGAAGTCTGCCACGCTCTTAGGCTCTGCACTATCGCAAATAGTTCGCACGTTTTTATATCCTCGCTGCTTGATTATTGTCGCGCTTTGCTCATTGGATAGTTTGTTTTGGTAAATTTCATCCAGCAAGTAAATGGTTTCGCGCGCCCGGTCGTAGTGCAGCCGGATAAAAGCAAACGGATCGGGAAACCACCCAAAGTCAACGCCCTGGTAAATCTTATCGAATCTTTTAAATTCGTCATCCGTGATTTCCCGCAGTTCCAGCTTGTCGAACACATTGCCGCCCGTACCCACAGGAATGCCTAAATACTCATGCTGGTACGCTCTCTCGTCCGTGGCCTTGAGATGTTCCGCTTCCGCTAAAAACTGCTCACCCAGCCACTCTGGCGGGGCTTGCAAGTATGTTGACTTGTGGCACAGCCTGTCTGTGCGTTCTTCTAGGCTGTCCTTGTTCGCCCAGTTATCGCGGCTTATCGGCGGGTTGTAGCTTTCAAAGTTCCAATACTTCGAGCCACCGCGCATGGTCGATTGCAAAATCGTTCGTATCTCGGCACGACCGGCAAACTGGTCTTTTTCTTCAAAGTGTGTCACGGCAATGTAGCCAAACGGCACCTTGATAGACTTGATCTTCATGGGATCGTCAGCACCCCGAAACATGATTTTCTGCCCGGTAGGCTTGTAGATTAGCTCCATCGGGGAAACCTTTGCTTCCCAATACGCCGCCATACCCAACTCACCGATTGCCCAGATATACTGTGCGTACACGCTATCGCGGATGGTGTTTGCCACCTTTCGCAGCACGAGCGCGTGTGTCCCCGGATTGTTTATCAGCAGCAGGGGGACAAGTACAGACACAGTGGAGGACTTCAGTGAGCCGCGCCCGCCACTAAAATCGTAGTGCGTATGCCTGTGGTAAAACACATCGTGAGCCACATCGTAAAAAGCCGAGCCGATTTTTTCTGACAAGAGAATATCAGACATCAATAACCACCTTGACGGAATCCGTGCTTATTTTTGTCTCGCTCACTTCACGCCAACCGAAATTGCATCCAAGCGAGAATTTCGCGCCGTTCGCACCATCTTTGTCGTAGAGCCGAGATTCGGCGTATTCTTCGCATCTGGACTTTGCGCGCGTAACCGTGTCCGCAAACTCCGGTCTCCCCTGATAATCAATCAGCGCCTGCCGCCCTGTGAACCCAAGCGACAACGCCAGCCCCGTTACCGTCGGCGGCTTTGCGTTGATGATGATCGGCACGCCGTATTTATCCCGTACAGCGCAGCCGTCATCACCGATAAAGGGTTTTCCTTCGCACTCTTTGAAATAAGCGTCAATGGCGTCTTGCATCGCCTTTACGCTTTTCCATTTTCTTGGCGCTCCGCCAGCCATGCGCTCACTTCCTTTCGTTTTGCTACCAGCCCCCACCCCTTGGCTACAGTAACAGTCTTTCCCCGCCCATGCGGCCTTCTGGAAGCTCTCAAACATGGGTTACACAGTCTGCCCGCAGAGGGGCAATGTCTTTTTTGCCGCTCACTTTTGAGCGCTGATTTTGTAAGTTTACTTTCGCCAGCGAATTTTCGTTGATGACTTATCCCTACGCAGACAGACGCTTTGTGTTTGTCTGCATAATGAACTCTTTTACTTGGTCATATCCCCATCCGCAGTCTACAAGACCGCTCACAAGGCGTTCCATAGACTGCACAGCAGACAGTTCATCGGAAGAAAAGCAATCACGCGGATTTCCTTTTTTATCAAGGCCGTATTCCTCCCGCAGTTGTTTTGCGTCCTTGCCAAATAACGCCTTGTAAATACAGTTCGTATAGACGGAATATGCGTGCCCGTGCATACGGTCATTTTCTGCGGACTGTTGCAGTGCTTTTGTCAGAGCGTGCCTTACCGCTACGCCTTTTTCTCTTTCGATCAGTTTCCCGCGCAACGCAGCTTCCATCGCATTAAACTGCTTTATGTACGCTTCCTTAAATTTCATGGCGAGTTCTCCGGTATAACCCATTGCAAGAATGGTAAATCCGTCCCTCGTCATAATATACATGGGCAGCTTTTTGCCTTGTACGGTATCGTAAGAGGAAGGCCCAAAATTGGACTGTCGAAAATCGTCGCTACAGCCCAATTCGCGTATGTCTCTCAAAATGTGCTTGTGTTCTTTGCCAAATGTCTCAGCAACATCAAGGCTTGTGCATACCGCGCGGTCTTCTTTCCCAACTTTCATAATTTCTACCAGCATTTTTATCAATCCTTTCCTGTTGATTTTTGGTAAGCAGACTATTTAGGACGCATCCCTTGTAGCGGTCTGCCAGCGCATATCCGCACTTTCGGGCAGGCGCTATGCCATTTGCCCACGGCAGCGGTTCTCCGCTTTTGGAGCGGCGCTGCGGTCCTGCCCCGCTTTAGCACTTCAGGGAAAGTCCCCGTCACTCGCTGTGGTCTCCCCTTACGGGGCACCTGCGCCACATATTGGTCGTCTTCCCGCTTAGATTGTCACACGCTACCGGCAAATACGCTTCGAAAAGTCGTATCCCCTATTCCGTCTGGTCAAACCGGTCTTGACGCATCAAGACAAGCGCAGTTTTCAGCGAGCATTGTCATTTCCATGTGAGCCACGACGAACGGTCTCACAGTGTCCGGGCGCTACCCGGCCTCTTGTGCAAGCGGCTGGACTCGAACCAGCGACCAATGGAATTCAATCGCATATCCATTTGCGCGATAAAGCTCTACCGACTGAGCTACGCCTGCATATAACAACAGCCCATAGGTTTCCCTACAGGCTGTTTGTGCCGGTATGACCTTTCGGTGCCAGAAGGTGCGCCCATTACCGACGGCGCATATAGTATCGAAAGGAGGAGAGATGAAAGCTACATGGTGTAGCCGGGGTGGATGTCTTGGCTTTTGCCCAATCATCCACTATACACATTTTACCACATCATTAAGTGGAATTTGTGCCATCTTTTGCGTAAAGGCCGCTATATTTGGCCACATCCATCAAAAATTGCTCTTTCCTCCGGCTAAATGTCCTCTCGCTGATCCCCGGAATCACGATCTTGTTGCGAGAGTATTTGTGCTTGCCCTGGCAGTTGCGCATGATGCCATATATCAGTTGCCGCCGGATCGTCTCGCTGCTAATATCTCTGCCGCAGCGGTCTATAGCGTATTCCACCGCCAGCATCTTCTGCGTCTCTGGCCAGTGCTCTATGGCGGCCAGTTGCTCCGCCTTGCTCTCGGCGGGTCTGCCAGCGCCTTGTCCACTTGGCATGCCCTCCGTGGCTCTATGCGTTCCGTCGAGGATTTCCGCCCGGGCCTCGCGATATGCCCGCACCCGGCGCGGGTATCCTCTCACATAAGCAATGCACTCCAACCGCACATCATAAGGCAGCGTCGCCTTTTTGCTCATTTGCCCTCCTTTACTCCGCGCTGTTTACCAGCTTATATTCGCCCCGCAGGGCCTTTTCGATGTCCGCCATCTTGATATATCCGTTGTTTTTTGCCTCCACCAGCTCCACAAGGCATTGCTGTAGGTATTCCAAGCTCCGGGCGTCGTGCTCGTCCGCCGTCTCCTCCCTCACATGGAATCCGCACTTGTCCAGCAGCACGCAGGACACATTGTCCATGCATTGTTTGGTTCCATCCAGGCGGCCCAGCTCATAGGCTTTGGCCGGATTATTGGGCACCGGTCTGCCGTTGGTTCGCTTGAGCATCACTGTCACCTCTTTCCTCAAATCTGCACACGCCGGGGGTGTCCGCCACAGGGCAGAAGTCTGCACACATCGGGCAGTCAGCGTTGACGCAGACTTCATCCTGCATCCACTTGCAGTTAAGCATCGGCATCAACAGCCTTTCTCGCGCTGGAGCTACAAAAATCGTGCCCCCAAGCATCATGCTTGTGCAGCTTACACCAGCTCCATTTCTCAGCTTCGTTTTCCCCGCTTGACCAATATGCGCAATCACGGCAATGCACCACGCGCACAGCGTCCACAACAGTAGGCTCTTTGTCGATCACCGCGCCCAGCAACTTTAACACTAAAGTATAGCCGGTTTCTTTTTTGGCTTTGCCCGTTTCGTCAAGCAATCCCGCCTTAAAAGCATCCGCATCAATCAGTCGCATTGTCATACATCCTCCAACATTTCTTTGATTTTTTCGGCGTTTGCCCTAATAATATCCATTACCACATCGCTTTGAATGTGGTGTGCAAACACCGCCTTGTCTGTCGCATCAGCATTGTAATACCCAGTGAATGTCTCCCCATCCGGTGATGTTGCCGCGATACACAGGCATGCCGGCTTAAAATCGGTGATAACCTTCAGCGATTCCTCCAGCCATGCCGCATACGGCTGCTTTGTGATGTCTTCCATCTCCACTTACCTCATATGCCTTTTCCCGGCCTTAGCAAATCTCGCGCTCTGCCTTACAAAGCGCTCCCGGGCATAGGTGTTGGATTGATCCACCCACGGCTTTTCCTCCAGCCGCTGGGCCTCGTAGCCCTGGAATGTTTCGCACGTCTTCCGGCATCTCCCGCACGGGAGCCTGTCGGGGCAGTCCTGTACACATGGGCTTTTCATGCGCTCCACCTCACAATCTTTTCCCGCACGCCCCATTGCAGGGCGTCCTCGTGGCTGTCAAAGTACAGATCCAGCCGATTCCCGGCAATAGCCCCGCCGGTATCCTGCACGGTGTATGTATGTCCGTCTATCTCCAACTCCGTGCCCATCGGCAGCACGTCCGGGTCTGCGGCGATAGTCACGCCCTGGGTGGCCTTTTCGCCGGTAGCTGTGTAGCCATTTGCGTACGCCCCACAGCATTTTTCACACGGGCAGTATGCCGTAACGGTGAACATGTCTGTCCGAGTTTCCCGTGCCTCCTGTGGATCATTGCGGGGTAGCACCACCACCGACGGCAGCACCACAGGCTCCGGTGCCTTTTTACTGCCATCGGCTGCGGACGCAATGCCCAAGGCCCCCAAGGTTGCCACAAGCAGTGCTGCAATTAATACGTTTCTTTTCACCATTCCACCGTCACCTGCCCTTCGTCCGGCAGCAATACCCGCAGGTTTGCTAACAGGGATTCCCGGTCGCCGCTCATCTCCAGCCGGGCATGCAGCAATTTTGCACCGGCATTTGGTTTTTCGGATTTCAGAGCATCGGCAACGGCGTGCCCCCCCTCAATCTGCGCATCTGCTGTATGTACGGCCACCGCGTCTGCATTGGCCCACTCCATAACCTTGCGCTGCCACATTTTTTCGTTTCGGACACCGCGCCGAAACGGCGCACCTACCAATTCGGCCTCATGTCGTATCGTTGCATCACAAGCGCCCATTTCCTCCGCCAGCCATTTGACGGTGCCGCCGAATGATTGCATGTTCCGGAAAAATTCTCGCTTCAGGTCCTCCGGCATGGCCTTGAACTGATGCCACGGCATAGGCCGTGTGATGTTATAGCTTTTCACCTCTCCGTTTTTCTCCTTTCTCTGTTTTGCGGTAAGGGCGTCGCTGGGCAACGAGCACCCACTGCGCTTTCTGCTTATGTGGGCAAATGCCCCTCGTGCCGCACGCTTTTTCAGCATGCAATCGTAGTCAAAATCATTCACCAACGTCACCCCTTTCGTCTGGATCAAATTCCGGGCAGCTTATTACCAAGTAAGATTCCGATTTCCGGCCCGGCATCCCGGGTGATTTGACCGCCACCCAGCCCGGCACCGGTTCAAACCGTATCTTCTTGGCGGTGTCCAGCTCCGTCCAGGCGCAGCGGCCAACGGCCTTTTGACATCTCCAGCAGAGTGTTCCCCCAATGGATACGTTGTCGGGGTTTTCTCTCTTTTCCTGTCGTATGCGGCGCAGTTTGCGGTCGATTGCTTCGCACTGTTTGCAAGCCGTTCTCCACTTGTTGGCACCCTTGCTGTAATAGTTTGAAATCGGCTGCTCCACGCCGCACACCCTGCATACGCGCGTCTCAGTCAAACTCACGGCGCCCCTCTTTTCCCGCGTTGGCCGCTCAAGATGTCTGCAGCCGCCCGCAAGTCGTCCGGCATCCCAACGGGGCATGTAAAAGCGTTTTCGTCTCCCCACTTGGCATATTCCAGCAGGATGCGTGCGATTTGACCCGCGTCACGCTCTCGCACGGTGTCATCGTTTATGTAGTGCTTACATTTTTCGTCGCGCACCAAAAATCCCCCCGTGCAATATGTCCCGCAAATATCCTCGCGCATCCTTGCATACCAGCAAGTCGTACACGGCGCACTCATCCTTTCCCCTCCTCCAGCAAATCCACCTGCCCATCAAACTCTATCGAGTTTTTTGCTTCCGTCTTCTTTTTCTCCGCGCCTTCTTTTTTTCGGTGCTCCTTGTATTCGTTGTATTTTTGGCGGTAAATGTAAGATTTCCCAAAGATGCTCCACGCGGCCTTCACAACGTTAGGTTCATACGGTCGAATCAGCTCCAGGTCATCCACGGCCTTGTAGGAGATGGGGCAGCCGCAGCAGCCGGTACGAGTCAAGCCGTAGACCTCGTATGCGTCAGAGTATCGCACGCCGTAGAACTCTTTGTACCACGCCTTATCTGCATCCGAGACGTAGTACAGAGGCCGAAGCCGGTACTGTCCGGTGCTAGTTTCTGTAAAGCAGAGTGATGTATTGTCCTTTCGAGGCACGGATCGCATGCCTCCCTCGTCCCGACGTTCGCCGGTGATAATCATGTCAAAGTCCTTTTGCACCCGGTGGGCCACCTGCTTTTTGCAGTAGTCGCAGCATTTTGCGCTGATTGGGAAGTCGGGAGGATACTCACCAATAAAGTCACGCATATACTTGCTGGAATTTATGACCAGCTGGATATTGGGGCGCGGCTCACCTGCCGAGTTACAGCAGCACAAGAAATTCAATACGCTTTCGCATTTTGGATAGCGTTCCCGCAACTCCTGCCGCTTCGCCTGTTTATCTTCCGCCGCGTCGTATTCTTCGGCCACCGACAGGGGGACGCCCTTTTTTTGCCATTCGGACAGACCGGCGGACATGATTTTTGATACAAATGGGATCCCATACTTCCTGGATGCGGTGACGATGCTCACCTTGGGCCTGTACTCTGTGATCTCCACGCCGTATTTCTCCGCCGCAGCCTTCACATGATCCTTTGTGGCCTTCATTTCCAGCCCCGTATTAAAAAAGGCGTATTTTACCGGTGGCAGATTGAAAATCTTACGGGTGCGCTCGATCAGGTCCAGCAAAATATCGCTGTCCGCGCCGCCCGAGTAGGAGCATATCGCGCTTGGATGCTGCGTCAGATGTTTGGCGATAATGCTTTCAATAGCCTGGAACTTTGCCGGGGCATCAAAATCCGCATAAGGCGGTCTGTCGGTGTATACCCGGCTTTTGTATGTATCTTTCACTTCTTATCTCCTCCTGAATTTTTTAACATTCCGTTTCATCCATCTCCCGGATAAACACCACCGTCCGGGGGTTATCCTTGTCGTACAGTACCCGGCTCCCGTCATGGCTCACGATAACGCCGCTGTGGTCGTCCTTGAGTACTCCGGCCCTTACAAGCACATCGTCGATGGATTCCAGCAGGTTGGTCAAGTCCACCCTGCGCCGGGTAGGCATGTAAAACAGGCATTTGACCTCCACGGGGGTCTCGAACGGCTCGCGCGGGCGCTGCGCCTTGCAAAACCAAACCGCTTTTGCTTCGTAGCCCTGGTACTGCTTGGACGGCATGATAAACGGCTTTCCCGTTTTGCTGCTGTGCATGATCCGCATCGAGTTTTTCTTTGTGATGGGTGGCAGCGGCACCGTGATTTCAATCATCGTCTCCCTCCCCTATCGGCACGGCCACGTACTTGGGCCGTCCTTTGGCTCGCTTGCCGCCGTATACGGCCCGGTAGATCGTCCGCCAGCTTACGCCGCACATGTTGGCCAGCTCTATGATGGATTCCGAAACGGCATCCGGCAGCTCGTATTTGTCGCGGCTCACTCGCATGTATACTGTCATTTCACACCGCCATTCCATCCATCAGTTCTGCCATCGTAGCAATTTTCTTCCCGCACCACTCCGGAAGGTTTGCGCGCACCAGCGCAGACGCCACCGGCGGGCACACGGCATTGCCGCAACGGGCCACCTGCTTAGTCCTCCCGTATTCGTTTCCCAAATAGTCGTGGTCGATGATGTAGTCGGGCGGGAATCCCATCGCGTTATACAGCTCGCGGGGCGACAGCATCCGCAGTCCGATGTCTGCGATGTAGTACATGGTCCCTCCGATCTCCAGCAGAAGCACATCATTCTCCGCCAGCGTATAGCCGCAGAACTCGTTCAGCAGGGCGCGTATCTCCGGCCAGTATCCAAGATCGTCGCCGCTGCGCATCTTTGTCAGATACGCCTTGCACACGGCAAACTCCCCGGCGCTGGCGGTCACGGTCTGCATCGGGTCCTTTGCGCCATGTCCCAGGTCATCGCCCTTGAACTTCACAACATGAGCAGCGCATACCGCATTGTGGTCAATGGCTGTTACCGTAGGCAACGGCTCCACTGCCTTTCCGCCCACAACACCGCCGTAAAACTTGGCGATATGTGTCGCTATCACCGCCTCCCGGTCATGGCTGGTGACGGTGTGCATTGGCTGCTGTATGTCCAGCGGCCTGCCGCCGGTGTAATACTCCACCAAATTGGCGCAGGTCAGGCCGTAGCGGTTAGATGCGTCCACGGTGTTGATAGGCGTTCCCAGTCCGGAAGCGCGGACGCTCTCCGTCTGCTCCGTGTGATACTGGATCAGCGCGGGCGCCACGATATCGCCGGTGTGTTTTGCCGTAATGGTCTTGTGTGCATCTGTCACAGGTGCAATATGTCCGCTTCCGGAATGGTTGCACTCAACCAAGAACGGATGCCCGCTGCGGATGGTAAACTTGTCCACGCCCCGGATGATACGCCGCACGGTGTTCTTCGCCAGCGGCCGCACTGCCTTTAGACCGTATTCGGTTATGATCTCCGCCTTTGTTGCAAACACCGACGGACAGGGCAGACTCCAGTCGATGATCTCCGCCGCGCTGCGCCACTTGGGCCGCCCGTCTGCGCCAGTCTTGCTGTGGGTGGGCTTCGGCCACACGATGGGCTTGCCGTCACAGCGGGCAATCATGTAAAACCGTTTGCGGGAGGTAGGCGCTCCAAAGTCCGCCGCCACCAATTCCCGGAACTCCACGGTGTAGCCCAGCGCCTCCAGTTGGCTGATAAACCGCCGGAAAGTCGTTCCTGCCAGCTTCTTCACCGGCTTACCCTTACGCACAGGCCCCCAGGTCTGAAATTCCTCCACATTTTCCAGGATGATGACCCTGGGCCGCACCTCCGCCGCCCAGCGAAGAGTGATCCACGCAAGGCCGCGAATTTTACGATCCACCAATGCCGCGCCCTTGGCCTTAGAGAAGTGCTTGCAGTCAGGCGAAAACCACGCCAGCCCCACGGGGCGGCCTCTGCAAACGGATTTTGGGTCTACATCCCAAACGGACGCTTGCAGGTGCTCCGTATACGGGTGGTTTGTGCGGTGCATAAGGATGGCATCCGGGTCGTGGTTAATGGCAATCGCCACCTGTCTTCCGGTAGCCAGTTCAATGCCGGTGGATGCCCCGCCGCCACCGGCAAAGTTATCGACGATAATCTCTCCCGTCATCGTCTCCTGCGCGAATATCATCCTTGCACCCTCGCTTTCTCCAGCAGCTCCTCCACAGTCATCTGCCCTGGCACCTGCATGGCATCCGCCAGCCGCTTATAAGTGGTCAGCTCGTCCAAAAACCGCGACAAGTACATGTCCAGGAGCATCTTCTTTTCCTCCTCCGTCTCGGCCAATTTATACCCGCCCTCTGGCAGCGCCACAATGGGCACACCCTGCCGCCGCTGGGCACGGATCATGTGGCGGTTAGCGCGATCCGGCATCCCAGTCAGCGCTTCCAAGTTCTTCCGGGTGTATGTAATGCCCGGAGCCATTACCCAAGTTTTCATCCATCGCCCTCCTACCATCGCATAAACTCCGCCAGGCTATTGTCCGGCTTATTTTCCTTGGGATCGGCAGGCTTTGCCCATCTTTCCCACTTTTCGGCATTTCGGCAAGCCGCTTTCCAGTCTTTCATGGGGGTCTTGCCAACCATCCAGCCCTTCGACGCGTAGAAGTCAATAAATTCCTGCGGGTCTACCGGAGAATGGCGTTCAGCCACATAGGACTGCACCTCTGCCAAGGTGGGCGGGGTAAAGCGCTTCGCGCGTATATCACCCTTGCTATCGTTAGATAGCTGGGCATTGGTTTTGGTTTCGGTTTTGGTTTCGGTATTGCCATTTTTGCCATTAGCAACTATGGCTTTGCTATTTTTGCCATTAGCAAAAATGCGTTTGCCATTTTGCCATCTTGCGGCGGCTCCGGCCTTGCCCGACTCGCGCCGGGTGGTAGAAATGTCGTCATAGCTCGCCTTAAACCGATCCTCCTGCGCCATTACGCGCTTGGCATAAAATCTCTCATTGCCACAGAGCGCCAACTGCTCTCCCGTCATGCTGTATACCAGCAATGCCCGCGTTAGCCGCCCGAACTCTGCATCGTTGAGTGCTTCCATCTCCTCTAAATAGTCATAAGGGAGTGCAGCATAGTTTCTTGCCATCGTGACACCACCTTAAAACGGAATGTCGCCGTCATCCTCCAGCAACTCCTCAAAGGTCTGCGCAGGGGGCTTGTCCGCCGGGGTGTCATCGCGCTTGCTGTCCGCAAAATACAAATGGTCGGCCTCGATCTCTGTTGCGGTGCGCTTGTTTCCGTCCTTGTCCGTCCATTTGCGGGTCTGCAGATGACCATCTACGATGATCTGTCTGCCCTGCGCGAGGTACTTCGCGGCAAACTCGGCGGCACCCCGCCAGGCAACGATCTCAAACCAGTCCGTGATCTTCTCGCCGGACTGGGACTTGAAATCCCGGTCGCAGGCAATGGAAAAGCTGGTCACGGCCACGCCGTTCGGTGTCTGCTTCAGCTCCGGTGTTTTGCCGATCCTTCCCGCAATGGTTACTCTGTTTAACATTCTTCGTCCTCCTGTTCTGCAAGGTAGTTTTTGCCAAACTCCTTTATAAAGTCTTCTTCCGTCCAGCCCTGCTCCCGCATGGCTTTTAATTGGCCGTAGCGCTTTAACCGGCGCATTTGGCCATCGTTTTTGTGTACTGCCGTCTTAGCAAAGATGTGGCATCGGTTATGGCACAGGTACACAACAAGGCCGTATTTCTCGCTCTTCCTGCGATAGGGACCGGGGAATATGTGGTGAAGATCCAGCGGATCCTGTGCGCCGTTTCTGCCGCACAAAAAGCATCTGCGATTATCCAATGGCCTGTGCCTCCCCCCATCTTGATTTCAGTGCGTCCAGCTGCTGGGGCGTCATGGTCTCGATGCCGTTCTCTTTGCAGTCCTGCACTACCAGGTCAACGAGCCGTGACATCTGCGCCGTGTCGTAGTCGCTGGAGGATATGAAAGAGCGGATATTGTGGTAGCCCTTAATATTACGGCACGGCCCCAAGTCCTCGATCATGCGGCCTATATGCCCACTGCACCATACTCTCTCCCATGCGTCTATCCGGTCTTCCCGCACCGGCACGATCTCATAATTCCCGCCTATATCCGGGATGTAAGCCCGATATATGCCCTCGGGACTGATTTGCAGCTTATCAGCCAGCCTGCCCACCAGCACCCAAAAATAAGCATTGGCATCCAGGCTCCGGCCCTTGCGCTTGATTTGCGCCACATACTCCTTGCCGGGTTGCAACTCGTCGCAAACGTCCATCGCGGATTGGGGAGATTGCACCCGCAGGCACAGCCACGCACCTTCGCTGTCCTGCTGCCACCGGGCGGCGGTCACATTAACCTGCTGCATCGCGCTCCGCCTTTACCTCGCGCATACATGCCACGCAGAGCGGGGCGTTGTAATGCCGCTTCGCGTACTGAACAATATCCTTTGCAGGCCACGGCGCACCGGATTTTTTGGTGGAAGCCGTGATCTCCTCGCCGCATCGGTCGCACATGATGGGCGCGTTACGCTCCTTGTCGTCCAGCTCTGCGGAGGCGATCTTGTCGGGGTCCTCGCCTGTCGGCAGTGCAAACGTGCGCAGCCACATGTACTTGAACGCATAGGTCATGGCCTTGCCGCTGCCCTTGTCCTGTGTGTCTGCCCCGTCTCCGCAAGACGCAATCTCTATGTACTCCTCCGGGGCCTCTACATTGACCATCCGGTACATCACATCCACATGGGTGATGTTGCCGGTGCGGTTGGCCGTCTGCATAATGGGGTACACCACCAAGCCGTGCTTTAGCATTTCCCCCCGCATGATCGCGGTTACCTTCTCCTCGCTTAATGCCTTATATTTGGTGTTACCAAACTCCACATGATCGTCCTTAGCCAAATACTGCACGTCCCGCATAATGGACGATATCTTCTCGTAGATGTTCAAATTTCGTCCTCCTCAATTTTTAGTGGGCAATACATCCCCGCGCCCTTGGTGTCGGGCAGGTACTCCCCCGTGCGTCGGCACTGATTGCGGGAGTATGTCTCCAGCAGTGGGCATAGGGCGCAGCAAACTTTCCCCTCCGGGAAAAATATCTCCACGGTGGCCTTGGTGTACCACCTTACGCCGCTCTCGCTCATTCCCAATCGTCCTCCTCTACATACTCCTCGTTGTCGCCGACGCACTCGCCACAAAGCCAAATGCCCTTGTAGTGCAGCGCGATGTTATCCATGATTCGGCAGCCGCAGCAGTCACACACGGGCCGATTGGCCAGGCGGTTATCCTGCTCTTCTGCGTAGCACTCCGCATCCCATGCGGGGTCAATCGTCCTTTGCATCGCCTGCCTCCTTAGTCCATACATCCCGAGTAACTCGCGTGATCTCCGGGATGCCGCCCCGGTACATGGCCTGCAGCACTACGTCCGCGCCGGTGCCGCAAACAACAATCTCCGATTCCGTGATTGCCTTATAGCCCCCTAACGTCATATCGGCGTTTTTGCCGCATAACGTATCCCCGATTGCCACGAGCGGGACGGATGACCGAAACACATGCCGGATACCGCACCATTCTGCCGTTGCAACATAATAATGTCCAATCATCACTCCGCCTCCACGATCTTGCCGCCCCGCATGGTATACCAAGTGTCGGCCTTGATGGTATCGCCGTCCACCTTTTCCATCACCGCGTTAATTATGTTGCCGAGCTCGTCATGCTCGGTAACCACAATCCACGTACCGATCTTACCCCGGGCGCGGCTGTTGATCCCCCACGCTACGGCGATGCACTGATTGCCATCTGCTGACGCGGTGCCAAACGCGCCGGATGCAACAGCCGTGCCCATCGAACCGGACGCGGCGGCGTTGCCCATCAAACCGGACGCAGCGGCGTTGCCACTCTCACCGGACGCGGCGGCGTTGCCCATCAAACCGGACACGGCGGCGTTGCCCTTCCAACCGGACGCGGCGGCGTTGCCCTTCCAACCGGACGCAGCGGCGTTGCCCAGCGAACCGGACGCGGCGGCGTTGCCCTTCCAACCGGACGCGGCGGCGTTGCCCATCACGCCGGACGCGGCGGCGTTGCCCATCCAACCGGACGCAGCGGCGTTGCCCC